ACGCTGGGCGCGGTGATCAGGCGGCTGCGCACGGTCATGGGTTATTCCTGTTCGTCGGCCGGGGCTTTGCGGGCGGTGCGCGCGGCTTTCACGGCGCCACTGTCGGCGTCGGCACCACCCCGCTTGATGAGCCGTTGGGCTTCGTCATAGCTGAGCTTGGGTGTGTCGCCCGGCTTGTAGTCTGTATTGCCAACGCGATCGTCACGCAGAATCAACACGGTCAGGTGGCTGGGAATGTTCTCTTTTTCCGACGGGGCAGCGGGCGGCTTATCCGTGGGCGGGGAATCGGTCGTCTTAGGGTCGGCCATGATGCAACTCCTCTATCTATCGTACTGCCGGGGTGACACCCCGCAGGGCCGGTGTGGCCCTGCGGATGTGATTGCCGATCAACGATCAGGATCAGCTGGCGGCGTTCTGGAAGTGCTTCACGGCACCGCCAACGTCCATCAGGCGGCCGCCAGAGCGCATGAAGGAGAGGAAGCCGACCTGGCCCTGCTCGGTGTACTTCGAGTCGGTCATGCGGAAGAACTGGATCTGCATAACGTCGCGAATGATGTACTTCGAGAAGTCGCCGAAGAGGATCGGTTTGTTGCCGGCGCCCAGCTGGGCCATGTGCTGGTTGATGGTGTAGCGGTACCCGGCGAGGGTATCCGGCTCGCTGGTGGCAATGCCCGGCACCCACAGCGGGCGACCGTCGGCGTCCTTGAGCTTCTTGAGCTCGCGCAGGGTCATGTCGTGGAACATGTAGCCGACGTTGCCGCTGCGACGGTAGGCCGGGTCAACGCTGTGCTCGAGGTCGACCAGGTCGTCATAGCCGGCGCTGTCGGTCTGCCCGGTGGGCGCGATCTTGCCGGACGCCGAGCTGGTGACGATACCGGTCGGCTGGCCGGTACCGGTGCCGGTGGTGAACAGCCGATTGGTGATGCGTCCCAGGCGCTCCTGGAGCAACTCACGCACATAGGCCTCGAGATCGATCTCGCTGTCCTGCAACAGCTCGAAGGGCAGCGCGATGGACTTGGACGAGAACTTGTAGGTGGCGTGCGGCAGGGTGCCGAAGCTGGTTTCGCCCACGCTGACCGAGGCGTTCTCGCCAACGATCTCGCCTTCTTCGCTGGTCGCGTCGGTGGTCGGCCAGTTGATGGCGACACCGCTGGAAGTCTGCAGGACCCGGGAGGCTTCCCGCATGCCGCCGAAGGCCTTGAGCGCCTTGAGCAGCTCGGCGCTGAACTGGTCCGGCGCCAGGTAGCCGCCTTCACTGCCGGTGCCGGTGCTCATGGCGTTCTGCAGCATTTTCTGACGCTGGGCCTGAACATGTTGCCGCTGCTCGGCGTTGAGGCCGTCGACGCCTTCACGCATCCAGGCGCGGAAGATGGTGCTTTCCTGCTGCTTGAGCGCGGTGGCCTCGTCGGTGCTGATGCCATCACGGGTGGCGCGGTCATCGATGCGGTGCTTCTCTTCGGCTTCCCGATCGAGCAGCTTCTGCTGGCGATCGATGCTGGCGTCGACCCGGTCGATCTCGCCGATCAGGTTGTTGTACTGCTCGTCCTGCTCCTTGCCCCAGTTGTCGCCGGGGTGTTGGTCGAGCAGCTCGCGGGCGCTCTTGGCGGCCTTGGTGCGCTGCTCCCGCAGGTCTTGGATGCTCTGAGGCATGGTGATGTCTCCTTCGATTACGAAAACGCCGCCCGGTGGGCGGCGAGGGTGACTGGCACGCGGGAGCCCGCTAGTGCCGTTCGATCAGCGCGAGCCGTCGTTCGGCTTGCGCTCGGTCGAAGAGGTGTTCAGGGGCCGGACCTTCAGTGAGGGTGCTGGGCGTGTTGTGGTAGGCAGCCAGGTTCCACTGGGCAGCGGCCTGGCGCCGATCGGTTTCGAGGATGCTGGTGATGAAGCCATGCTCTTTTGCCTCTGCGGCGGTGAACCAGGTTTCGGCTTCCATCCAGCCGACCAGTGCGTCACGTTCGGCACCGGTGCGCTTGGCGTAGGCATCGAGGATGGAGTCGTCGACCTTGCCCAGCAGGTCAACTTGCTGCTGGTGGTCGCGCTTGTTGCCCATGGTCAGGGTCCAGGCTTCGTGAATCATGAAGAAGCCACCCTCGGTCATCTCGACCTCGTCGGTGACCATGGGCAGGAAGGTGGCGGCGCTGGCGGCGAGTCCCTCGATGTGAGTGACAGTCTTCATCTTGAGCTGGCTCAGCGCCGTGGCCATGGCGCGGGCCTCGAAGACATCGCCCCCGGGGCTGTTGATGTAAAGGTGCAGCTCGTCGATCTCCCCCTCCATGGCGCGAATCTCGCGGTTGAACGCCTCGGCGCTGATGCCGAACCAGTCGCCGATGGCGTCGTAAAGGTAGATCTCGCCGCGGCCTTCGTTGCGCAGGGCGCGGAAGTCCTTGGGCCGGGCCTGATTGTCCAGGAAGAGCTGTAGCAGCTTAGGCATCGGCATCGGGGGTCACCTCGGGTGCATAGAGTTGGTCGCCACCCTCGATCGGCGGCAGGTTTTCCTTGGCGCGGACCTCGTTGGGGGTCATGTAGCCTGGCGCCTGTGTACCGCCCAGGGCGGATGTGTAGTAATCGGCGCGGGTCTTGGCGTCGCCGCGCAGCAGGGCCGCGACGTTGAATTCAGCGAACAGGTTGCGGTCGCGCAGCAGCTTGCGGTTGATCTCCTGCGACCAGCGGGTCAGGTGTGGCTGCAGGGTGTAGATGATGAAGCCGAGGCCCATCTGCTCGAGGCCGCTGCCCCAGCTGGTGGACTTCTCGTTGGCATTGATCATCCAGCTGGGCAGGCCGAAGGCGCGGGCGATGTCGGTGACCTGGAACTGTCGGGCCTCCATCAGCTGGGCATCTTCCGAGGTCATGGTGATCTGCTGGAGTTTGGCGCCGCCGACCAGCATGCCGGGGCGGTGCGCGTTCGCGGTGCCCCCGTGCTTCTTCACCCAGTTGTTGCGGATGAGGTCGACTTGATCCTGTGTCGGCGTGCCATCCATGGTGATGACGTGATCCGGCCGCGCGCCGTTGCTGAAAAAGCGGGCGCTATATTCCTCGGCGGCCATGGCCAGGCCGATGCCTTGCTTGGCGGCCAGACCGATGACCGAGGGGCTGCAGATGCCGTCAAATCCGACGTTGGGAAGGTGCAGGACGTCGTCCTGGTCCAAACCTACATAGCCTTCATCTTCCAGGTTGGCGAAATAGCGCAGCCGGCCTGCCTTCTTCTCGATGATGGTGTTCTGCCGGGGCAGCGGCTCTAGCCGCTCGACCTCGCCTCGGCGGTTGCGGCGGATGCGAGCCAGGGCGTCGCCGCGCAACAGCATCGAGGAGATCTGGTGTTCGCGCATGGCGCTGGCGGTGAACGTGGGGCTGGCTTCCTGGTTGAGCACCCACCACAGGGGATGATCGACACGCTCCTTGCCGCCGCTTTCCGTGCGGCGATAGATGTGCATCGGCATGGTGGAAACGGCACCGCACAGCATCCGCACGCAGGCATAGACGGCGGTGACACGCATGGCCGTTTCGGCGGTGACAGGCGGCCCGGCGTAGCTGGGCGCGACTTGGAAGAGCTCCATCATGCTTTCCGCTTCGCCGCTGCTGACGGTCTGGGCGTTAAATCCCGGGTCAGGCGTGACCGTGGGCTCTTCGCGCACCGCAGGGGCGATGCTGTTCCCGGTCAGGCGATTGAGTAGATGGCGCATGGCGCTCCCGTCACAGGATGATGAAGTCGGGTTCCGGCTCTGGCTCGGTCAGCTCGCCCAGCGTCAGGGCGGTTGCCATCACCGCAGCGACGATCCCGTCGACGCGGCCGGTACTTTTCGCCTTGTTGAGCTTGCGGTTGCCTGCCGGGTCTTCAGCGAACACGGCATTGGCGGCGCACCAGGTCAGCACTGGGTGGCCCTGATGGCGTAGCTCGCCGTTGACCAGGCGCCGTTCGAATTCGTCGACGGCCGGGGCCATGTCCTTGAAGCCCTGCCCCACCGGGGTCAGCGGCGGCAGGCTGAGGCCGTCGTCGTCGATCAGCGAGGTAAGATCCTCGATCCGCCAACGGTCGAAGCCGATGCCCTGCAGGTCGTAGCGTTCGGTGATCTCGACCAGCTTGTGCAGGATGTGACGCTTGTTGATCGCTCGACCGGGCGTGGTGTCCAGAAAGCCCGCTTTCTGCCAGGTCAGGTAGGGAACACGGTCCTGCTCGCCCTTCTTGGCCAGGCCTTCCTCCGGCAGCCAGAAGAACGGCAGCAGCCGCCAGACCGGGTCGTCGTCGCTGGGCTCGAACTCCAGCACCAGGGCGGTAAGGTCCTGCGTACTGGAGAGGTCTAGCCCGGCAACGCAACGCCGGCCGATCAGCCGGTCGAGGTCGAAGTCTTCGTCCTGGGCGGCGATCCAGGCGTCGCGGCTGATCGCCGGGTTGTCGGCCTGCACCCACTGGCAGAAGCTCAAGCGTCTCACCGTGGCTTCCTTCGAGGGCATGCCGCGCGCCTGGGTGACCTGCTCGCGCAAATACTTTAGCCCGGGGATGCCATAGGCCAGCGAGGGGTTGGCCTTGTACCAGCATTCCTCATCGTCGAAGGGGTCGTCGGTCTCGTCCAGGCTGCAGACGAAGCCGAAGAACGAGTCGTCCGGTAGCGTTCCCGCGGCGACCTTGTCGGCGTAGTCGTGATAATCCCAGCACACCGTCAGTCGATCGGTGCCGGAGTTGGTGATCATGAAGATCAGCGCTTGCTCGCGGCTCTTGGTGCCGGCGCGCATCATCTCGACGACCATGGCGGTCTTGTGCTCGTGGATCTCGTCGAGCAGCGCGATGTGTGGCCGCGGACCCGACTGGCCGTCGTCGGCGCTCACCGTTCGGAAGAAACTGCTCGTCTTGTGGAAGGCGAGGTTGTACTCCTTCCCGACCGCGCCGCTCTTGGGGATGCTGTGAGCCAGCAGCGGCGACTGATCGACCATAGCCACCGCGTCGCGAAACAGGATCTGTGCCTGGTCCTTTTTGGTCGCGGCGGCGTAGATCTCGGCGCGCTGTTCGCCATCGGCCACCAGACCATAGAGCCCGATGCCGGCGGCAAGCGGTGACTTGCCGGAGCCCTTGGCGGTTTCGACGTAGGCGACACGAAACCGCCGCCAACCATCCTCTGCCTTCCAGCCAAACAGGTTGCCGATCACGAAGGCCTGCCAGGGCAGCACCACGAAGGGCTCGCCCTCGAAGCGTCCGCCGTTCAGGAAGAGCACTTCCTCGAAGAAGCCGATGGCGTGGTTGGCAGCGTCGAGATCCCAATGCAGCCCGCGAGCCGGGCCCTGTTCCAGGTCGCGCAAATGACGCGCGCAGGCGTTGCGCACCTGGGGGCCTGCGATCAGCTCGCCAGCGGCAACTGCCTGGGCGTAGGCTGTGGCGCGATCGTCACAGGCCGTATCGGGCGGCAGTCTCCGCTTGCTCATTGGGGAACAACTCTCCTTGTGCCACCTGGCCGGTGCCGAGTTTGGCGCGGGCCGTGGGGTTCAGGCCGAACGAGTCGCCCGCCTTGCGCATACGTTCCTCGGCTCGGTTGGCGATCTGCATCATCACCGACATCTGCTTGTAGCCGCTGGGCGTGACTTCGACGAAGCCCGACTCACCCATCTCGGTGATCTTCTCGCGGGCTTGCTTCCAGTCAGCCCAGGCCTGGCAGTAGACCGCCAGCTCGCCGCGGTCGACCTTGGTGATCAGACCGAGCGTCTGGAGATCCTTGGCGATCCGTTTCCATTCCGCCTTGGCATCCTTGGTTAGAAACGCCGGGCACGGTGGGATCTCAGCCGGCAAATGCTGAGGAACGCCTTGCCCCTCTAGCTCGTGCCGAGACTTCTTGCTCGGGTTGCCCCTTAGGGCGTGGACGTTCGCCGGCAACGGCTTACGCCCGGAATTCCGGTTGCCTGCCATGACGAAGCTCCTACTAAATGTGGTATCTGATCAGCTGGTCGGATCTACAAGATATTGATCTCTGGGGCACCACGGTCGAGGTACCCC